GCAAGTATCTTATGAACATTCTTTGCAGGGTCAGTTGATGCGAAGTGCTGAATGTCGATGAATTGCCCCGCTGTTAATTTACTCACGTTGTAGTCGACCTTAAACCACTTGCCGCCAATCTTAATCTTATCCTTTAACTTTGCTGCTATTGGTAGGCTTTCAAGTTGACTCAACTTATTATCTAAGGCAAATATATCTTCAACTTCTCTTTTGTAGATTTCCACAACAGGAACTTTGAACACAATCGCAAGTCTATTCGCTGCGTATTCCAAGCGGTCCAAATCCTTATTAATAGAATTCAGTTCGATTGCTTGACTTAGGTTTAATTCTTCGTATATCTTTCGCATTGTTTTAAAGTATTAATTTAGGCTCTAATTGTAACGTATTTGCCATCAGGCGCAAATTCATAATAAGCCCGCATCAATAGAATATCCCTGAAGTCAGGTGAACGGCCTATGTTTTCTTTTACTTTTTCTTTTGGTAAAATCCTTACTTTCCCATCAATATCCGCATCATATGATTTTAATTGCTCAAGTTCTTCTATTACTTCTTCTTTGTGTTTATCGCTTAAATCGCATTCAATATAAATTCTATTATCTCTTATTATCTCTGCTAATTTATATGCGCATTGTGATTGAAGGTTATAAAAGTTTTCAGGTTTACCCGTTAATTTATTGTTAAATGGTCTTGAGTTATTTACAAATCCTTTGATTCTACAATTATCAACAACTCCCCCACCTACTCCATCTTCATCCGCTAAACAATTGTTAGCCGCAATTTGATGTTTTATTCTAAGCCCATTAATAGCTGTTTGAATTTCAGTTGTTCTACTTAAATCAAAAATATAGATTTCAATCATTACCCACCCATCCCAAACAGATATAATAGCTTTGTCGCTACCTAATCGTGCAACGTCACAAATAATATACTTAGTGTTAGTTTTTTGAACGTGGTTATTTTTAAAGATGTTTAAAATGTTTTCATAATCACATAGCACACTTGGGTCATCGTCATACTCCCAATTACCCTTTAATAATCTTTCTTTTGCGTTTTTTGAAAGTATTTTACTAAGGTTATCTAAGTATCCCTTGTCTAACATTTTATTATCTTCAGGTAAGGCTTGAATGAATTTTTTATAACTTTCAAGCTGTCCTAATTTGTGAGGTTTGTAGTAATCTTTATACAGATAGTTTTTTGAAGGGTTGCACGTTTGCAAAAGTTTACCGACTAAATTATACTTGTCATTTTTCCACCTACCTATTGAAGCGTGTAAGTTTTGTTTAGCTTCTATTTCAAATTCCCCAGCTTCTTCAATCATTCCCCTTGTCATTTGCATTGAACCAAATCTCATATAAAGAGGGTCACTTGGCAAATACTTCGCATCTAATAAGAAAACCTTTGAACCATTGTATAAGGTATAAAAGTTATCAGTTCCGTTGAATTGATATTGATTTGATTTAATGCCCCAATGATTAAAAACCTCGTGAATAGTTGGAATTGTAAACTTTCTAATATCGTTTAGTTTTTTACGGGCAATAAAATAATGTGTTTCGGGATATAAAAACGCATCACCAAAAATCAAATTAATACCGCCAAATGATTTGCCGCTACCCTTTGAACCCCCATAAACTATATCAGAAATTGAGGGATTAATCCACGCCCTCGCCATTTCTTTTTGTTTATCGTTTCCATTGGTATCAAATATTAACTTCATTTTGGTAATTAAAATGCGTTTTTGTCATCGTAAAGTATCCCAGTTTTATTGTGTTTGTATTTGTGAAACATTTTATTTTGTGGCAATATGTTTCACTTACTTTATTTCCATCCCTGAAATATGCTCAATAGTCCCGCTTATTTTGTTTTCGGTCTTATCTGTTAAGCCGTTAAGTCTTTGAGTTATTGATGGGTTGTAGATTCCAATTAACCCACCTAAGATTTGATTTTCTCTTATCTCAGCCCTTATGCGAGAACAGACAACCCCGAAGTCATCATAATAACCTTCTTTGTTATCAAAATAATGTTTAACAACTCCATGATTATCATAGCAATATCGTTCAAACCCTTCTAAAGTATAAGGTAGTTTGTATTTGTCTGTTACCCTATCCCCATCTTTACCAACGTATTGAACCTTTAACCATTCCTTAGCCTTTTCGTCTAAGTCTTTTTTGTAAGCCTCGAAAGCTGCGTAAAGTTCATCAGGTGACTTAAATATTCTTGTTGGGTGCATTTATTACCTCCTTGTATAATTCTAATCTTAATTCGTTTACCTTTTCTATATTGTGATTCTCTTTGACCTCATTGTAAAGGTTTTCAGATAGTTCACTTCTTAACTCTGGCAAAGTTATGAGTTTTTTCATTTGTTTGAACCATTCTTTTTTATTTGCCGTCAGACAGTTCTTTTTATTCTTTGCTATGTTAGTGTAAGGATATTCATCTGAAACGATTACGGATACCTTTTTTGCCCCCATTTCAAGCATTTTCAATTCAGACTTGCATCTATTGAATGGGGTATCTTTTAGAGGGATTAAACCTATATCAAACATATCATAAGCACTGGCATAAGTGAAGGCATCCATTCCGTTTATCCTGCAGTATTGTTCTTGAGTTATTCGGTAACCACTTGTGAAAATGTTTTCGTATTCTTTCCACATAGCATCTCCTTCAATAAATCCGCTTAAGATTAGTCTGTACTTGTTTTGAGTATCAGGGTCTGACTTTAGTTGTAGGAATGATTCTGCAAGTAGTATTAAATCGTGGTGATGTGTTACTGAACCTGACCAACCTATTTGAATGTGGTCAGTTTTCATTCGCTTTACTTTTAGATCAGGTTTGAATTGGTCCTGATTAAAGTCGATTGCATTTGGAATAACGTGAACATTCTTATTCAAAGGACTCACCATATTTGCAAGGTGTTCAGTCGTTACCATTACTGCATTTGCTTGCTGTAAGTTGTAGGTAATCTGTTGAGCGGTCTTTTTGTTGACCCAATCTTTTTTAAGTGGGTGATTATGTGGCAACACCCATGTATCATCCCTATCAATTATAACAGGGATTCCAATTCGTTTAAGTTGTTTCCAGAGTATTTCCTGAAAACCCATTTTTGAAACTACGGAACTTGAAACGATTAAATCGAATTGATGAAAGAATGAGTCGGGCAAATGGTCAATGATGTGAGCAGTTGTTATCTCGACTTCCTCAGATTCGTTTATCTTTCCATGTGGAATTAAAAGACGGTGATATTCAACTCCGCTTATTTTCTTGTCACAAACTTGAAGTATTTTCATTTTTCAAAAACTATTTGTTCATGCCCTAATTTCCATTGTGAATATTCAACTAACAATAAACCACACCGCCCTGCCATTGTTAATACATGGTCGAGTGAATAAATCCAAATATGTTCAGTTTCGTGGAATTGCTTTTCATCCATTACATCGGGTTCGAACATGATAGGGGCTTGAATTATTAGCCTCCCACCTTCGCAAAGTAATCGGTGGCACTCTTTTAAAAATGCCATGCCGTCTTCAACGTGTTCAAAAACATCTAAAGCTATAATGTTTGAGAATGTTTCAGGCTGCCAATCTTTCGTAATCTCAGGAAAGAAACCGAAATGAAGTTTAGCAGATTGTGCTAAATGTTGAATATCATTTTTGTAAACTTCATCAACCTCGATTCCATGTGTTTGAAAACTTTCAGATAATTCACCTAAAAGAATACCAGGAGCGCAAGCTATTTCTAAAATAGTTTTAGGTTCAATATTGGTTAATGCTTCTTTTACAAGTTCATTCTTTTCAGTCACATTAAAGACTTGTTCGTGAATAGTTGAATGATTTTGCTTTGCTGACCAATATTCATCTAAGTAAATATCTTCAGGCTTTTTGAAATAGTTAGACTTGTAACTACCTTCAGGTGTTTTGGTGTAATGTTCTCTCATTTTAAAAATTGATTAAGTGCATATTCAAATCCTTCTTGATTAAATATGTCAAATGCTTTGCCCCCGCATGGAATAACATTCGGGCATCCAAAATAAGTTTCAAGTATTCTATTTGA